AGATGATGGTACTGTAGCTTTCAACTTGAAACGTAAAGCAAAGAACCGCAAGGGTGACGATAATGGCGCACCTGAAGTGGTCGATACCGCTAAGAAGGCGTTTGACGCTTCTAAGATTGGTAATGGGACTGGTTGTAATGTTAAACTCTTTACTTACCCTTACGATGTTCAAGGGCGTAAAGGTACTGGCGTAATGCTTTCAGCCGTACAAGTGGTTGACCTCGTAGAATATCAAGCGAGTTCCTCAGTAGACTTTGATGCTGAAGAAGTAGCTGGTTCCGCAGAAGACTTCTAAAATTAATTCTAGAGGGGATGGCTTATTAGTCATCCCCAAAAGGACTTCTATGTCAGATGAAAATATAATTATGTTCCCCACAAAAGAGGAACCACAAGAAGAAGCCGATGCTAGGGCTGATTTATACTACGTAATCTCAATATATTTCTACGAAAACTTTGCGAGATTATTTGAGGAAACTAAAAATGAAGTACCTAAATACTTAGCCTTACTAACGTTAACAGAAGTTTTAATGTATCATTATGAGATGGATAACTTAAGAGTTAACATAACTAATAATAACTTAGAGATGGCTATGGAAGAAGGGCTTCACGAACATATTATAATGACTATGAATGATGTAGCAGAAAGCTACAAGAAAGGATTAGAAGATGATTTATATTGATGGCGACGGGCCTCTACAAGATTTTGCTAAGTGGATGGTAGATAATAACATCCCACTAGGATATGACCGTGGAGATACTGAAGCTATATTCCACGAGAAGATTAAAGAAATCTTTTTAGAATCCCCGTCTGCTAAATACTATACTTACTTCAAACAGATGTATGACATCTACCCTAAGGGCTACATTAAAGTTCTTACAGCAGTCGGAGACCATTGGCCTTCCCGCAGTATGAAGCAACACGCTATCGATAATAAGATAGAAGCTTTAGTTAAGTTAGGCTTCAAGCCACAAGACATTATCGTAGTTGATAGTGGTAAAGATAAGATTGCTTACGCTACTAATACTGATAACACAATTAATGTTTTATTCGATGATAAGTGGTCTACCATAGTTGAATGGGAAAAGGCAGGGGGGCATGGTATGTTTGTACCCGAATGCTACCTCCGATTCGAAGAGGCTGGGCATGCAGATAGAGCATGATTTCCTTGGAGAACCATTTGTGAACTTTAAATGTTCGCGCTGTCGAAAAGAATATAGGGCTATGAGTATGTCGTTAGGCACTCGGACTTGCCCTGTATGTAGTAACCCACCAGAAGTTACAGTGCCTACTCCAGAAGATATTCTGGCTGCACTAGAACATTCTAGAAAGGATGATGAATGAGGTTATGTTATGATATTGAATGCGATGGATTAGACCCTACGGTTATTTGGTGTTTAGTCGCTATCGATGTTGATGTTGGTTATGTATATCGTTACTCTGATTATGACCCTGATCTTGGCTCTCTATATAGTGGTCTCAAGTTATTATCTGAAGCAGACGCTCTTATCGGTCATAACATTATTGGATTTGATAATGTAGTCTTAAAGAAGCTATTCAACTGGGAACCTAAAAGTTCTCAGAAGGTATACGATACTTGGACTATGAGTCAGACTAATAATTATTTCCGAGGACATAAGCATGGATTAGCTGCTTGGGGTCATAAGCTTGAAGATAAAAAGATTAGCTTCGATGATTGGGAACGTTACTCAAGGAATATGTTAGAGTATTGTGAACAAGATGTTAAACTTAATGTTAAAGTCTTCAAAGTACTAATGAAAGAAGTATCAGCTATCACTGCTGAACAACCTCAATACCCTAAATATCTCCGCGCCGAACACGATGCGGCAGAGTTTGAGGCTAAGACACGCGTAAGCGGATGGAGGTTCGATCTTGAACAAGCTAATATTCTTATTACTCAACTACAAACAGCTATGGCTAACATCGAAAAGAAAGTTGAACCATCTTTGGGTATGCATACGGAGCTCATCGATAAGACCCCGAAGACTGCTAAGTATAAAAAGAATGGTGAGTATACTGCGGCAACTTGCCGTATTCTTAGTGAGTACTTTGATAGGAATATCACTCCTAACGATGCTCTTCTTGATGAGCCTCCTATTAATCCTAATGTCGAGTTTCAACGAAGCCGTAAAGTCAAAACAAGACTAGGCAATTTAGAACAAGTGAAGGAGTACTTATATGGAATCGGATGGGAACCTGATGATTGGAACGTCAAACGACTTCCTTCCGGTGATTTTCAACGAACAGGTCCTAAGCTCACTACTTCCAGTCTGGAAAAGCTTGGAGACATCGGCAGAAGTATCGATGACTGGACTACTCTTAGATCACGCCTTAGTATTACACAAGGATGGATCCGAGATTCTGTCACTGATGAACGTGGTTGTACGAGACTACACGGAAGGGCTTGGAATATTGGAACGCCTACATTTAGATGGAGGCATGAGATTATCGCCAACCTTCCTGGAGCGACTGAAGAATGGGGAAAGCGTATGCGTGCATTGTTTCTCCCAGAAGAAGGCCATGTAGTAGTCGGTGCAGACTCTGCTGGTAATCAGTTCAGAGTTCTAGCCCATTACATTGGGGATGAAGACTTTACTAATGAAGTCCTCAATGGTGATGTCCACCAGAAGAACGCAGATATCCTAGGTTGTTCTAGGGCTGCAGCTAAGAGATGGATTTACGCTTATCTCTTCGGTGCTGGTGCTGCTAAGTTAGGTCTATACATTACGGGTGTTATGAACGCTGACGTTGGTAATGCTTCTAAAGATAAGTACGCTAAAGCTATTCCAGGATTAGCACGACTCAAATCTAAATTGGAAGAACAATTTAAACGTGCTAAACATTTAACTGGTCACGGATTTATTCGGGGCTTAGGCGGTCAGCGTATCTATGTAAGAGAGTCTTATCAAACACTTAATTATCTTCTTCAATCAGCTGAAGCTGCTACTATGAAGATTGCTATTGGTTATATTAAGGAACGTATAGCGGAAGAAGATATTGAATGTGAACCAAGGCTAATGTATCACGATGAGTTTCAGTATAGCTGTAAGAGAGAACACGCCGAAAGACTCGGTGCAATTCTTGTTGAAGGTTTAACTGAAGCCCCAAAGCTTCTCGGCGTAACTATTATGTCGGGTGATTACGAAATCGGTAACAACCTAGCGGAGACACATTGATGGTTAAAACATTTAAGAGTTATATTAATCGATTATTCCCTGATGAAGAAGCAGGAAAAGCTTGGGCTCAAAGAAAAGCTTTAAACCCTGATATGTCGGGTTATAAATTAGAGATGGGTTGGCGTAAGATTAAATACGCACCAGAAGAACCTGAAATGTTTTCAGTTTCATTCACTAAAAGTAAGGAAGTATAAAATGACTCAGCTTTTAATTGATGCTGATAGCATTGTATATAAGGCTTGTTTCAACGTAGTAACCGTTGATGAAGCCTTTGAGAAGTTCAATAGTAAATTGAACTACATTAAGGACGATCTCTGGTCGGATGAACTCCACATCTATCTTAAGGGTGTAGAAAATTTCCGGTCAGTAGATTTCCCTTTATACAAAGCTAATCGGCCTAAAGCTGACCCCGCCTCGATAGTCCCTGAGCTATACGCTATGCTTGAGGAAGAGGAAGTCGGTATTCAATCTGATGGGTGTGAGGCTGACGACTTAGTTCGTACAGCAGCCCATGAATGTAAACATAATGAAGATGACTTTGTTGTTGTAGCTATTGATAAAGATTTATTCTGCGATCCATTCAACTATTACAATCCAGATAAGTCTGAACAGTTTAGTCTTACTCAAAAGGAAGCTGACTTTAATTATTACTCCCAGTTACTTACAGGTGACTCAACGGATAACATTAAAGGCCTCCATAGGGTAGGCCCTAAGACAGCTGCGAAGTTACTTAGTTCTACTAATGAATGGAAGAACTTAGTCATTAGGGAATATAAAGAAAGATTTAATAAAGATTATGAAGATGTATTAACATTCGTTGGTCATTTGATTCATATTAAACGCAATGAAAAAGACTGGTTCGACATTGGCTTCGGTGATTTTTATGACCGGAAGATTGATGTAGAGAAAGTCGGAAAGCTATTGGGCTATGACATCTAGGACATTTGAAATGGGTGATTACACATTCATCAGGTATGACCGCTTAAAGATTACAGCAGCGCCGCAACCGAAAGGGGGCGATCGTAAGTTGTCTTCTTCGGAGGGGGTTCTCTGGTGTAAGGAGAGTCTATATAAGTCTCTCCAATTAAAACGTGGATGGGAAGGGCCGTTAACCCTTTGTACCCGCGACGGACGCCGATGGTATGTAGCATTTGAAACGTATCAGAAGGATGACTATGTAGTCGATGAGATTAATGAAGGTGATTACGGTCACTGGAAGATACCTAATAAGGAACTAGTAGACCCTCATCATATCGGTTTTGTTTATGAACTTAAAGATAAAACTACTGGTCGTATCTACGTAGGCTCTAAGAAGTTCTCCCAGCCTGATTGGAAACAATATACAGGCTCAGGAGACTTCTCAGAGTTAAACATTGATGATGTTGAAGGCCGTATCTTATATAGCCTCCCAACACCAGGTCAGCTTAACGCTTATGAGATGCGAGAGATATATCTTCGGGATGCTTTATTCCGAGATGACTACGCTAATAAACAAGCGGAGAAACGTATTCGCGCTTCTCATCTTGGATTGGGCTTTGATAAAGAACGACATGAACGTATTGTTAATGCTAAGAGGTGGACATGATAGAAATTACAGAAGTAATTGAAGAGAACGATGGCTCCGCTATTGTTACCTTAAAAGCTACTGGTCAAGAACTTGAGATGCTTGTAGCTGAAGGTTTTTTATCTGTACTAAGAAAGGTTTTAGAAGAAGATGTCTCAGGAACTATACAAGACTGAATGCAATAAATGTGGCTCATCAGATGGTAACGCTGTTTACGATGATGACCACGCTTATTGTTATGTATGTCAACATTATACTCATAATATAGGAAAGGAAAATGAAGTGGTTACACTTGCAGTTAATAATTCTAAACCTTCTAATGGCCTTCATCGGGCCGATGGTTTGGTTAGTCGTGGTTGCCGCGAACGGAACATTACCAAGACCGTGGCAGAGCATTTCGGAGTTCTCGCTGAGTATGATAGTGACGGGAGCATTTGCTCTTATCTCTATCCTTATTATCGAGGCACTGAATTGGTTGCATACAAGGTACGTGAACTACCAAAACAATTCTCAACTATAGGTGACTTTAAAGAAGTAGGTTTATTCGGTCAAAACGTTTTCCCATCTAACGGAAGACGTATTGTAATCACTGAAGGTGAATTCGATGCCATGGCTGTTGCTACTGCTTACGCTAGTAAAGGTACTATCTGGCCCGTAGTTTCAGTACCTAACGGGGCTACTGCTAAGAAGACTATCTTAGCCCAACGAGAATATCTCCGAAGCTTCGATGAAGTAATCCTTATGTACGATAACGATGAGGCAGGTCAGAAAGGTTTGCAGGAAGCCGTTAAAATTATTGGTTACGATAAGGCTAAGGTGACTGACTTAGGTAAGTATAAAGACCCTAACGAAGTCTTAGTTGAAGCTGGACCTGAAGAATTACTTCGGATGATTTGGAATGCTCGCAACTATACCCCTGCAGGTATTGTAGCTGGCGAAGAAGTGTGGAAACAACTAGAGGCATACAATGAAATTGAATCGATACCTTATCCTGAGTGCCTTGCTGGTCTCAATGATAAGCTTAAAGGGATGCGGCGAGGTGAGATCACCTTGTGGACATCAGGTACAGGCTCAGGGAAGTCA